GCAACTTCTTTTTACTCTTTTAATCAATCATGGATCTACAAACTTTAATTAACACAGTACTGCCATTAATCTGCGTAGCCATCGGTTGGTTTTGCAAAGAACTTTGGAACGCTGTTCAAGACCTTAAAAACGACCTAACAGATATCCGCACACACTTGGCTGACAACTATGTCAAAAAAGATGACTTTGCTAGTCGCTGGGAAGAAGTTCTCAAAGCAGTTCATCGCATCGAGGACAAACTTGATACGCTTCGTAATGCAAAATGAGAGAAATCTTAAAGCAATTACTAACGGGCAAGGATAATAAAACTTATGACATTGGTCGCGTTACTTGGCTACTTGGTACCATCACTGTTATTGCTCTGGCTGCTTTCGAGGTGTCCACATCGCAAATCAGCCTTCGAGAACTGGCGGAAGCGCTTGGCATCGTTTCGGCAGCGGGTGGCGCGTCGACTATGATGAAAAAAGATACTGAACCCCAATAATGTTTCCACTACCAATATTAACTTATGTCAAACTTGCAATTTGTGCTGTATTGTTACTTGGCGCTGGCTATTGTGGCTATGCTTTGGAATCTGCACGATTTGATCGCTATAAGGCGGACCAGATTGCCCAAACACAGAAAGCCCAGGAAGCCCACCAACAAGCCGCCGACCAAATAAGAAAAGAAAAAGATGCTCAAATCGTTTCTATTAATAACAGTCTTACTGACGCTCTTGTCAAGCTGCGTGAACGTCCCAATCGCGCCCAAACCGCCGCAAATGGACAAGGTGGAACTGGGGCAACCCTTTCTGCCGAGGATGCAGAATTTCTTACAAGGGAAGCTGCCAGAGCAGACATCATCCGCACAGGGCTCGACGCCTGCTACAGGCAATACGACGCATTGAAGTAACCCCCAATTTGCGGTATTATGGCAAAGTAAGGAAATAATATGAATAAAAAGTTTATAGCATTAGTATTGTGGTGTGTTGGCGTTTTTGCGGCAATTCACCTTACAAACCAATTTACCCATATTGAAGAAAACCTGATGGCAATCGCAGAATCCACATTAGACTTCATCACCAAAGAAGAAGGCCTTCGCAACAAGGCATACAAGGACTCTAAAGGCCTTTGGACTATTGGCGTAGGGCACCTTATTAAATCTGACGAACAACACCTTATTAATGCCACATTGTCAGACCAAGAAGTCAAAGACCTGCTTAAAAGCGATTTAAAGTGGTGTAGCGAAGCCGTTGAAAGCTCAGTGAAGGTACCCCTTAACCAAGCTCAATTTGACGCCTTGTACAGCCTGTGCTTTAACATTGGTGAGACTAATTTTAAAAAGTCTACCGTAGTACGTAAATTAAATGAAAATGACATCAAGGGAGCGGCAGATGCCATCTTGATGTGGAATAAACCAGCGGTTTTAGAAAACCGCCGCAAGCGTGAAAGAGCGCTATTTTTAGGGGCGTAAACCCCTTGTTTAGCGTATTAGTAGATATAAGGGCTGATCACCCATTTTAACCCAAATTAACCTCGAGGAATACCATGGAAGGCTTTAAAACTAACCCTAAAATGAAATGCTTTAAAGAAGGCGGTTCAGTAAAATATGAATCCCGTCGTGAGCAAAAAGAAGAAATGTCTTCAGATGCCGCACAAGATAAAAAGCTAATTAAAAAAGCTTTTAAGCAACACGATAAAGCAGAGCATGATAAAGAGCCAACCGAGATTAAACTCAAACGAGGTGGCCGTGCTAAGAAAGAACTTGGTACAGCCCGTAAATTTATGAAGCCAGCTGCAGCACCATCTGGTGCTAAAGGTGGTCCAAACAAGTATAAAGTTGGTGGTACAGTAAGCAATGTTTACGAAGCTAAGAAAAAAGCTGGTGACCTTGATGCTATCGAAGAAGTAAAAAACATTAAGCCAGGTAAAGCTGCTGCTCCATCTAAAGCTTCTGTAGTACCAAAAAACACAGCCGCTAAGTTCTGCGGTGGCAAGTCTGTAAAGAAAATGGCTGATGGTCGTTTGACTGGCGCTATGGGTAACGTTTCTGATATTGAAAACTTGCGCATGATGGAGCGCGCAAAACGTGCCCGTAAGTATCTTGGCCCAGCTCAACAATCTGAGTTTGTAAACCAAGGTGGTATGAACCCAGCACCAGCTGCACCAGCTCCTGTAGCTGCTCCAGCAGCACCATTGCCAGGCGCAGCTGCTGCCCCAGCACAAGACCAAATGGGCAACCCAACTGGCATGCCAGCAATGAAGAAGGGTGGTAAAACAAAAAAGTTTGCTGATGGCGGATCATCAAGTGATGATACGTACTATCCATCTTCAGAAACTGCAGGCGGAGCATATGTTGGCTCACGTTTAAATATGCCATCAAATACTCGTTTAGGAAAAGCAAGCGCAGCTGATACAGCACTTTTAAATAAACAAGATGCTACTCTTCAAGGTAGAAAAGATGCCGTTACAAGATTAAGAACAACAAATCCTGAGTATTTTGGCGCAGCCAAGAAAAAAGGCGGCAAAATTAAAGGTAAGTGTTAATATGCCAATCAAGTCCAAAGCACAATTAGGTGCAATGTACGCGGCAGCCGAGGGTAAATCTACCCTTGGCATCCCTAAAAAAGTCGGCAAAGAGTTTGTCAAAGCTGGCAAAGCAAAACCTAATCTACCCCAAAAAGTAAATAAGCGCGCCGCTGGCCGCGGAAGGTAATATGGCTTATAGCAACACAACTGGTCAGACAACAATCAATGTCGACCAGTTAATCTCATACGCGTTTCGTGATGCCGGTAAGATGGCAGAAGAAATCACGCCTGAGTATATTGAAGCAGGTAAGCAAGCGCTGTTTTACAACTTGCAAAACCTTTCAAACCTTGGCGTTAACTTGTGGCTGCTAGAAAACCAATTGTACGGTGCGCTCAATGCTCAGCAGCAATTAGTTCTTCCAAAGACAACCATTGACGTTCGCGAAGCTAACTGGGTTTATGTAATCAACAACCAAGCTGCTGAATACTTGCCTGTTGACAATATTGATTCAGCTGTTGCGTTTAATTTAAACCTTGCCACACATGCCACCTCTACAGTAAGTAAAAACTATTTTGGTTTAGAGTACAACCCAGGTATGCCTGTGTATTACGTTGGCTGGAATGCCTACGCACCTTTGGGTTCAGCAACCTACAACTTTGTGTACGAAGTTAGCGACGATGGTATCACTTGGGTAACTAAGCAAGTGTTTCCTGAAATCACTATGGCGGATAAAGAATGGAAGTACTATAATATTCCAATCACTCCGGTGTACAATTTCTATCGTTTGCGTGAAACAAAAGCTACAACATTCTCTGTTCGCCAGATTGTATTTTCCACTAGTCAACAAGTTATTCCACTTGCTCGCTTAAACCGCGATGATTACTGGAATTTACCAAACAAACAATTTCCTTCTGTTCGTTCACTACAATATTGGTTTGACCGTCAAATAGAACCATCCATGTATTTGTGGCCAGTTCCAAACAATGATTTCCAAATGTTCCAACTGATTGTTGAAAAGCAAATGGAAGACGTCGGTTCATTGACAAACGAAATCTATGTGCCAGATCGCTGGATTGCTTCTGTGCAAGCTTCACTATCACACAAGCTATCAATGCAGCTGCCAGGTGTTGACATGACTCGCGTACAGTACTTGGAACAGCAAGCTGATAAGCTATTCATGCAGGCCAATAACGAAGAGCGTGACAAGAGTCCGATCTACTTCCAACCTAATATTAGCTACTACACAAGATGACCAACGCATACCAGATGACCTATGATAACCTTGTAGCTGACGTGATCAGCTACATGGAGCGTGACGATGTTGGATTTGTGGCTCAGATTCCAAGCCTCATTGGCTTGGCTGAATCTGCTATTGCAGCTGAGTTAAAAACATTGTTGCAGTTAACTGTTGTGGAAACTACATTAGCTCAAAACCAAACAGTGCTTAACAAACCCGCTCGTTGGCGTAAAACCATTTCAATGAAGACAAATGGTAAACCAATGTTGTTGCGCTCACAAGACTATATTGCGCAGTACTTGTCTGAATCCGATCCTGGTGTGCCATTATACTACGCTGAGTATGACTACAATAACTGGAACTTTGCCCCACAGCCAGATACAAATTATCCAGTAGAAATCATTTATTACAGCGAAATCCAACCATTGGATTCAGCAAATCAACAAAATTTATTTACTCGCGAGTGCCCTCAAGCGATGTTATTTGGTACTTTGCTACAGGCTCAAGGCTATTTAAAAGCACTAGACAAACTACCTGTTTGGAAATCTTACTATACAGATGCACTAGCCGCCCTCAAGAAAGAAGATCAATCTCGTCGTGTTGATCGAAATGTTACGGTTCAGGAACCCTAAAATATGACAACTCCAGTCTATGTTTCACCCTTTACAGGCACCGTTGTAACTCCAACGGATGTATCCTACTATGCTCTCCCTTTCTCCACAAATCAGCAGTTGGTATGGCCTTCTATCGTTAATGATACCCAAGTACCTGCCGCTCGTATTATGGATTGCGTTGCTAGTGCTGGTGGCTTATCCATTGCGCTTCCAGCTGCTAACCAAGGCACAGTCGGCTCTGACATACTGTTTCGCAATCTTGGAGCGTTTGCATTTACAATTACAGATGCAACTGGAGGCGCGTCGTTTAACGTGCCAGCTGGTATTTCTAAGTATGTTTATCTTTCTAACAATACTACTGAAGCTGGTACTTGGCAAAATGTAACCTTTGCTGCAGGCACATCAATTGCTGATGCAGCCACTTTGGCTGGCTTGGGTTTAACTACTCAAAATGGCCAACTAGCTACTACACAGAACATTGTAAATATTACTGCAACACCAACTGTTACAAACAACAGCCGCGCAGCTACGTTTGTTTGGGGTGGGGGTGCAGGTACATTTAACTTACCAGTATATTCTATTTTAAGTACTGGTTGGTATATTGGCTTACGAAACAATGGTACTGGTCAATTAATTCTTAACCCAGTATCGCCATCCACAATTAATGGTCAAATTTCTATTACAATAAACCCAGGTGAGTCTGGTTATATTTTATTTGACTCTTCCAACAATAGTTTTTATACCATTGGCTTAGCGCCACCGTCCAACGTTAGTTTTACAGCAGCAACATATGACGTTGACTCAATCCCTGGAAATACATTTAACTTAACCACGTTTGCGCCCATTATTCAGACTTATATTGCGCAATCTGGTACACGTGTTACAACACTAGCAGTTACATTACCAGCTATTACTCAAATTTACATTTTGGCTAATACAACCAATGAATCTGGCTATGATATTACTTTCCAAAACCAAGGTAGTTCACAACCACCTATCGTACTTGCCACAGGCACAATCGCTACTATTTTGAGCGATGGTGTTAACTTATATCCGTTAACTCAAGGCTCTTCTGGCATTTATTTTGCATCTAACGGAACAGCTGGATCACCATCATTTTCATTTAATAACGATACATCAACAGGTATGTATTTAGTTGGTAGTAACGTTTTGGGTTTAACTGCAAACAGTACCAATATGATTAATATTGACAACACAGATACATTAAATCCATTGGTAACAATCAATGCTCGATTAGTGGCAAAACTAATTAACGGTGGAACGTTCTAAATGGCAGCTGATAATCAGCAACAGGATTCTTCGCAATATACTACAATTTATGCCTTAGCAGTACCCGCTGGCATAAAACGCGATGGCACTGTTTTTCAAAATGATCAATATACTGACGGTGTTTGGTGCCGCTTTCAACGTGGCGAGCCAAAGAAAATGGGTGGTTATAAGTCTATTTTTAATAGTTTAACTGGCATTTATCGTGGAATGATTTCGCAGCCAAACAATGGTGTAAACTATATTTTTGCTGGCAATTACAAAGCATTAGAGGTGTTTAATACCAGTTTATCATTTGCTACTGGTAGTGGTCCGTTTAGCGTAAATTTTTTACCTGGCTCTGTATTTGCCAATGTAAATACATATTCCACAACTCAAGTAGTTGTACCCGGTAATGCAACAACTACGTTTGCAGCAGGTACTAAATTTATCATGGAGCAAACAACTCCAACAACAGTTTACACTGTTTCTTCTGCCACGTACGTAACTGGCCCTCCTGCTTATACAACAATTGCTTATACACCAACAGGACCAACAGGTCCTGTTGCTAAAATTTGGTTAAATGATGCAACATTTACACCAGATCCCGATACAGGTCCGTTTCGTATTTGCTGGCAATTTGATGCTCAATTTAATCCCCAAGGTGGTGAATTAAACATCTTTGCCCATCCAGGTTTAAATTTACAAAATATTGACAACGGTGTTGCATCCCAAGTAACTTCTGGGCCTATTGTTCCAGATGCTAATAACATATGGAACTTTAGCGGTTTGTGTGATAGTCAAGGTCAAAACCCAACTTACAAACCAATTAGTGTTGATGGTGGTGTTTGCATACTGTATCCGTTTATTTTTGTGTACGGATCTCATGGATTTATTGCCAATAATAACGTTGATTTAACTGTATATAACAATCAAAACTTTTACGATTGGAATGGTCCATTAGCCAACCAAATTAACGTGGCAGCTTCTAAGATTGTAAAAGGCATGCCAACACGCGGTGGTACAAGTTCACCGTCTGGTTTATTTTGGGCTACTGACTCACTCATTCGCGTATCATTTAACTCACAAGCTACGTCTATATATTGGACGTATGATATCATTTCTAACCAAATTTCCATCATGTCATCAAGCTCTGTTGTTGAGATGGACGGTACGTATTTCTGGATGGGTGTTGACCGTTTCTATTTATATAACGGACAAGTAGCAGTATTACCAAATGATAAAAACGTAAACTACTTGTTTAACAATCTCAATTATGCCCAACGTCAAAAAGTCTGGGCTACCAAAATACCACGTTATAACGAAATTTGGTTCTTTTATCCCCGCGGTCAATCAGAAGAATGTACTGATGCTATTATCTTTAACGTAAAAGATAAGCTCTGGTATGATGCTGGCCAAGCTATTGGTGCGCAAAGATCTTGTGGATACACCACAGAAATCTTCCCAACCCCAATTTGGGCAGATTGGAATTATGATCCTATTTACGGCATTCGGTATTCAGTAATTGATAATCCTGTTAGTTTGCCAGCACCAGACCCAAATCAAATTTATATTTACGGTGATGTAACCCCAACTTTTGGCCCTGGTGATAATTTGACTTTTTCAACAGTTGATAGCCTTAATCAAACTTATTTAATTACTGTTAGTCAACACATTTATAATACAACCATTGGCACACCTGGTGTTACTTTAATTACAGTTTCCAAAGATTTTGCTGTTGCCCCTGTGGCTGGGGATCCTGTATATTACGTAACTGGTGGCTTTAATATTTGGCAGCATGAGTTTGGTGTTAATGAACTAGCACTTTATGGTGAGTTTGCAGTATATTCAAGTATTACAACTTGCGACATTAGTTGGTTAACTGGTAGCCCAAGCCAAAATGCTATCCAAGGCATTAACCGCCGAATGCACTTACGCCGCGTAGAACCTAACTTCTTACAAACCGGCGTTATGTCTATGACTATTTTAGGTCGTAAGTTTGCTGGTGGCCAACAAGAAGAAAATAATGGCCCATTTTATTTTAGCCAAGAAACTGGCAAAATTGACCTTCGTATTGAGCACCGATTAATTCGCTTAAAGTTTGAGTCTAATGAAATTGACGGAAACTACGAAATGGGCCGTAACTTGATTACTGCGGAATTTGGCGACGAGCGTCCGTAATGATGCAACAGAACTTCCCTTACGGCACGGATTTCATGTCTTGGGAAGACTGGAATGGTGGCTTTATTATGTGGTTTGGGGAAGCTCCAATTCCCCTTTCAAGCGAAGAAAACTGGCAAGACGCTGCAGCCGCTATTTCATCCCTTCCAGCTTTTGGAAAATATCCCATTCCGCAGCCGTATAAGTTTGAAACATGGCAAGCATGGGCTGATGAAGTAACTCAGATTTTGAATGGAAGATTAAATAGTTAGGGCAAAAAACCACTTTTTAGCGTATTAGTATAAATAGGACATTTTGGTAAATCAGCATGCATACTAGTAAAGCAAAAGAACTCAGCCCTTACGAAATTATTGAAAAAAACGTTGGTTCCAAACAGGATCCAAGAGTGATTTATGCTGCCCTAATTAAAGCAACAGCCCAGCCAAATTATCGCATTTTACGCCACAATAATAGCTTGTTGTTTTTTAGAAATGACGGAAATGGTACTGTGGATGCTATGTTGTTTACAGCAGACCCGCAAAGTAAAATGGTTGAAAATGTACGTCAATTTACACAAGCGCTTAAACTTTCTGGAATTAAAAAGTTAACCATGACTATTCCAAATCTTAAGTTTATTGAATTTGCCAAAAAAGCCAAGTTAAATTATACCGTTCAAAACCGCGGTGTTAATACATTTATTGTAACTGTTATATTATAAATGACCATTACGTATCAAGAAGAACGTATCGGTGATTTTTTAGAAGAGGTTAAACCACTTCTTAGATTGCATTACCAAGAAATATCTGCGTCAAAAGAATTTCCATTAAGTCCCGATTACGGTATTTATTTGCAAATGCAAGAACTTAATATATTAACTTGCATTACGTGTCGAGATGACAGTGTTTTGGTTGGATACATTGCTTATTTTGTAAGACCCCATCTTCATTATTTAACATGCAAAACTGCAATTGAAGATTTGTATTTTATTAAGCCAGAATACCGCAAAGGAATGACTGGCATCAAGTTGTTTAAAAAAGCAGAAGAAATATTAAAAACAAAAGGTGTGCAACGCATCATTATGTCTTGCAAAACCAATTTGGACCATACAAAAATATTTG